CTAATAGGCCACCCAAGAGTAGGTAAGACAAAGAGACACCGACGATAACGCCACCATCCCAAGATGTTCTTTCAGCCCATCTTGCATGTACCCAATCTTTTGCTAGTTGTAACATATTATTCATATATTCTCCTCTATATTTTAAAGTCAGCAAACGTGTCATGACTGTCACGTACACCGAACTTGTTTATCGGCTTATCTGGTGTCATGTCAGACATGATATCAGATTGTGCCGACTCCTCTACATCATATAGTTTCATGCGGGAACGATCTACTCCGATTACGAATCTTCGAAATTTAGTAGGATCGTTGTAACGATTTTTCAATTGTTTTACCATTAACTGACCAAGTTCTTCTAGTTCCTCAGTTGAAATAAGAGCAAACATAAGATCTGCTGTTGCTGGTAAACCAAATGATTCAGATGTATCCTCTAGTCCTAAATCAGTATTTGAATATCCTGACCTGGTAGTCTGCGTTGCAGAGACTATTGGTACATTGAATTCTACAGCTAAGCCTCTCAGCTCTTCTGCAATTGCTTTTACATAGCTATATGTATTTATACTTCCTCCAAGCCCACGCATGCGGCTTGATGCACAAATATTTAAATAATCTATATAGATCATATCTGGGCGAAAGTTCTTTTTTAGCTTTAATTCATTAAGTAAAGCTCTAAAATGACCTGTATGAGCAGCGCCTGTTGGATATTCTTTAATAATAAGTTTACCAATAGCTCCTCTTGCAATCTTTCCAATTTTATCACTAAACACATTCTTTGGAAGAGATGATAGTTGTTCAATTGGAAGATTCATTAGATTCGCATCAATACGTTCTGCAATTCTTTCTTCAGCCATTTCCATTGTAATGTATAAAACATTCTTTCCTTGCTCAAGCACTGATGCTGCGCAATGACACATGAATAGTGACTTACCTACACCCGTACCTGCAAGAGCAATATTAAGTGTCTTATTAGGTAGACCACCTTTTGTTATTTTGTTAAAGTAATCAAGATCAAACGGTATACGATCTTCTTTCTTATTATAGAAATCAAACCTTTCATCTGAATTATCAATATAGTCATGTCCTATTGCTTGATCAAAAGAAACTCCAAGAGCATCTGATAGTATTTCAGGTATAGCACCTTCACTTCGCTCTTTATCTTTTCCATCAATAATAGTAATAGAATCCATGATAGCATTGTAGATTGCTTTTTCTCTACACCACTTTTCTGACTCTTGAATTAAATAATCAGTATCAACATCTGATTTAGAACTTATTTCAGATATAAGTCTTGATGCATTATTCAATACATCTTCAGGAGCATTTATCTTTCTTAATTCGAGTTCTAATACTTTTGATGTTGGTAGTTTATTATGTTTACCGACAAATTGAACTATAAGATCAAATACAGTTTTGTGAGTACCTTCAAAATATTCTTTCTTTAAATAAGGTACGACTCTTCTACAATACTCTTCATTATTCAGTAAATGATTCAGTATGTGAGTCGGTAGTTGATTCGTTATTTCCAATTCCTATAACTCCTAAATTATTATTATTTGCGTATTCTAAACTATCTGTTATTATATATTGCAATATCGCGCCAAGATAATTTTTAAATGATTCATCTTCATTTAATTCATCTACACTAAAATCAGCAGGATCTTGAATTGTGAAATTAAATGAAAGAGTTGCAATATCAAGTTCAGGGCTTTCTTTTACTCCTACTTGTCCATATACAACTATTACATCTTTCCACGTACCTGTTTTTAGTTTGACACCATGAAAGACACTATCTTCGCGCTCAACTATTGCGTAGTCTTTTTCAGATACCTTAAACATCTTCTGATTCGATATCTAAATCAATATCCAATAAAGGTTTATGACCAATTGAATAATAAGATCTTATAAACTCTTTAAAGTCTGAGTTCTTAAAGATTGGATCCCAAAACTTTTTAGTAAGAGTATCTTTTTCTCTAACCTTAGGTTCAAGTATTTCTCCTGTTTCCATATCAACTGCAGCATACCAGCCTACGTTTGGTTTAGTTACATATCCACCCGCAAGAGCTACTTCAAGTAGTCCTCCAAATGGTGCAATACCACCTTCCCATGTAACTGACACTGGAATCTTAGACTTTTCTTTTACAAACCTAGATTTTTCTACATTAATCACAAAGTTATAACCTTGAATCTCTGTACCTTTTTTCTGTTGTTGTCTTCCAATAATCCATATGTTATCAGCTGAGTAATAGATACCTGTACCACCTGAAACAACTGCCTTAGGAAACAATCCAATTTCTTGATAAGTGTGGTTTACAGCAAGTAAAGGGATGTTCTTCATTGTAAGATAAGGAGTGACCATTCGGAACAATCCCTTTAATGCTTTAGCTCTCGACATATCAGCAACTGATTTCTCATTGAGAGCATCTTCCAACTCTTTCTTAGAAGCAAGGTTACCAATTGAATCAATAACAATAACTACCTTATCGCCTCTTTCAATATTTTCGAGTTGGCCAACTAAGTCAAACTTTAATTGTTCGACATCTGTGATTGGTGTATGTAAAACTCTTTCTGTATCAATACCAAATGATTCGAAATAATTCTGTGGTGAACCAAATTCTGAATCATAAAATAGCATAACAGCATCTTCATATTTTTCTAAGTATGCAGCACCCATAAGTAAAGCAAAACTAGTTTTAAAGTGTTTACTTGGACCAGCTAATACAGTAAGTCCAGATGTAAGACCTCCATCCATATCTCCTGATAAAGCAACGTTTATCATTGGAACAGATGTTGATACAATATCTTTTTCAGCAAATAATACTGAATCCGAAAGAATAGCAGTATCTTTTATTTTACTATTCTTTTTAAGTTTATCCATTATAGACATTATTCTTCCTCCTCGGAATTAAAGTTTTCTAGTTGAGCAGTATGTAATGCAAATTCGATATCTGTTCCAATACCATTTGCTACTGCCAGTTCAGCAAATTGAGTCATGTCAGTTCTTGTCATACGACAAAACATTTCAACTAATTGTTTCATATCCATTATTTTCTCCCATGAAAGCCTCTCGGCAAATTAGATTGTTGTTGAAGTCTAACTTCTCTACGATGCCTAGCAACTGCTTCGGCTTTTTTTCGTTTTCTTTTTGCAGTAGGTTTTTCGTAGAATTCTCTTTTACGAACCTCATTAATAATACCAGCTTTTTCTACGGCTTTTCTAAATTTTCTTAGAGCCACATCAAAAGGCATTGGCCTTGCTGGTCTTTTATCTTTTGGATGCCTTTTACGTGGCATCAAACTAATACTTGGCATATATCACTCCATTTGTTTTAAATTTATAACTATTATTATACCATAAAATCAGACAGTTGTACACTGTTTTTTTCAAATTTAATGGCTTTTTTTCTATTGTCTTGAACTAAGAATGAGGTGTCTATCATATCTAATTGATTGTTAAGATATTTATATACTTGTTGTGATACAAATTCTGCGGTTTTAACAGGTACATTTTGACATATATGATTAAGAGTTCTTTTAGGATTAAGTAGTTCAAAATCATCTGGCATTCTCATGATATGTAATGCTTCTCTTACTGTAAGGAATCTATCTTCATCAGGATGAGTTAACATAGATGGTAAATGACCTACAAATGCTCCAACCTTATCACATGGTACTTCAACATTTTTTCTCATAATATTACCACCTGACTTTAATTTTTTATGCATTGTTAAACATCTATTGGCTTCTTTTTCAAATCCATTTTCTCTCATCCAAGGTTCAACCTGAGAATAATCTGTATGTTCTTCTATATAATCCATAATGTTTGCAGTTTTTTCTAATGAATGAGAAAATTCTTTATGTGTTATACCACCATGAATAACTTCTAATACATATCGATAATATGGATTTTCAGAAGGTATTTTATCATTACATAATATTTTACTCATTGGATCGAATGCTCTATTGCCCGCATCACGAATATCCTGTGCAATATTTCCTGGAGGTTCTTGTATATAATCTAACATAGGAACCATATCATCTTTCCAAAAGAAATAAAATGATCGATCTCTTGTTTGACTTAATCCATGTAAAATAGACTTAGTTTGTAATAGTGAAAAGGTATATCCATTTGCATCAGCAATTTTTCTTAGTTTTTCTACTACAGGTTCACCCATTTTTGATGCAAGTCTTGGAGCATTTTCACCCCAAAATACTTTTGGTTGTACATTCTCTAAAACATATTTTGCGGAGGTAATCATCCAATCATTAGCTTCATTTGTAGAACTTGCAGATGTAGAAAGTGAGCTTAATCCAGCACATGGACATACAGTATTCACAACATCTACTGATTCAAGTTTAGGATTAGATGTTGTTGATAAATTAATATATGGAACTTCATGATTATAATAATGATTTAAATGTTCTTCATTCGCTTGAAATCCATCATAAGTCAACATATATTCTGGTCTTTTACCAAATACATTTTCCATAGCAAGAGTTGATCCTCCTATGAGTGGTACTATGCTTGCAAATTTCATCCGAAAAAATCCTCTAAATTATTTACTTCACTTTCATTAAAGTTCAATGTCTTGTCAATAATATCATCATATACAACTGTAGCATCACAATGTTCTTTCCAAAATTCAAACATCATATTTCTCCATTCATCTCTCATACCATTATCCTTTGATAATTGTACAATCAAATCAGTTTGTGGATTCTCAATATCAACAGCAATTGTTCCAGTATTATTACATTGACTAATTGGTTTACCTTGAACTCTATGAATTACATGATCACAAAAGTGTTTATGGAAAATAGGTATAACGCCTGCCATAAATGCATCTGTATGACAATATTCTACATTATCTCCATATATGTTATCTTTAAAATACATCAGATCAGAACCAAATCCACCTAAACTCATACGCTCAATCATATCATTATATGTGTATGGTGTATAAAGGTATGCACCTTTGTTTTCTTCTTCAGTACCGTATTGTGGTTCTTTAGTAGGATTGTTATCAATTTCTTTTTCTGGTCTAAAATAATTAACTACATCTCTTCTAATCTTTTGATCAAATCCGTCTTTATAAACTACCAATGGCCATTGTATTGAAGCTTCTAATCCCTCCAGCACTGTAATGAATCCTTTACTTCGATAATGCTCATTATGTAAATCAATCATAACATCTGGTCCTTTCCACATAGCAGAACGTCCGACCCATCGAATATATCGTGGGTCTTGGTCCTGAATTGGTTTCCATTTATCTTTTGTAAAGTTAAATCCTACACCCATGTTTGTAAGTGGTGTCTTAATTCCATTTTTCTTTACCCATAACCCAAATGGATTTTCTACATAATGGCACATTAAAACATCTACCTTTTCACATATTTCTTTTAATTTATAATTACGCGTAATAGATTGTATTTTATGGTCCACTTGAACTAATGATTTACGTACATTAATTTCATCAAGCATACGAATAAAATTATCTCCGCATTCTTCTGGATGAGACTTCGATGGTACACTAAAAACTATACATGCATCTAATTGATTTAATCTATTAATTACATCTGTACATGTCATTAAGTCTGGAAATCTTTTTGCTGGTTTAGATATAGTGTCCCAATCTGCACCTCTAAAATAATTAACTCTAAATTTCATAGAGTCCATTCTTTGCCATAGCTTATCAATAGTAGCAAATACTTCAACTTCTGGATATAGATTTTGAAACTCAACTACATTCTTAGTTAAGCCTACACCTTCTACACCTCTACCTAATAATATTCCTATTTTCATAATTTAACGATATCCTCTAATGTATGTGTTGGATTCATAAACTTTGACATGAATGGTACTTCAGTTGAAGCTGCATCACCCTCACGTCTTGGTCCGTATTCCACTTTAAAAAGTGGTCCATTTACTTCTAAAAATGTTTCAACATATTGTTTAACTGTATATGATTTACCTGAGCCTATAGGTTCATAATCAGACATAGCTGGTTCTTGATTTGCGGCCGAACAAATAGCTTTAGCTAAATCTTTTACATGCACATAATCTCTTACACATGTTCCATCGACTGTATCATAATCATCACCAAAAATTGTGAATGTTCCAGATTGAATTGCATTTTGTGTAGCTTGATATAATCCTTCTGGATTAGTAGGATTTCCTCCACCCACATTAAAGAATCTAAAAATTGTGTATTTTTCAAATTCTGCTTTAATCATATCTTCACAAACAATCTTTGATTTTGCATATGGATTTTGTGGATCAAATGCTGCACCTGTTGATGCGAATATCATCTTAGCATTTGGAAATGCATTCATAACATTGATAGTTCCCATTATA